AAAATTAGAAGGAATTTGTTTATTTCTTTTTAAGCCATTAAAAGTATCTTCTGTTAACTGATAAAGACCTAATGCACCTTGGTTATTTCTATTCCAAGTATTAGGATTATTACCATAGTTAGTTTCCTGACCCATTGTAGCATTTTTCCATTCTTGAAACATATCTACTTTAGGTGCTTCGGTTACAGGAGGAGCTAGGGTTTGTACCTTTGGTATACCGGGTTCTCCAGACATAACGCCACTAACTTTGTCAATCATCATACCTAATCCAGGTGCAGCTGTTCTAAGACCTTGTTGGAGCCTATCTAAAAAACTTACACCAACACTACCATCTTGATAATACGCTACTTCAGTAGTACCGTCAGCATGCCACTGAGTAGCATTACGAGCAAAATTTGCTTGCTTACGGGTATCAGGGTCATACTTACCTAATGGTGCAGCTAATACTTTTTGTGCATACTCTTGTACACTCATATCTGCGGCATCTGCTTTTCTAGTAAACTTACCCTTATTTTCTGGCTTAATATTAATTGAGCCATCAGCATAACCTTGTACTTTATTTTTCTTACGACCTTCATCAACCATGCGCTTAATCGCTTTCTTATTCTTAGGATTCTGAGCAGCAGGTGCTGGGATAACGGCTTCACCGGGAGTAAGCATAGCAGGAACTGTATCTGTACCTTTTGGAATCATACCGGGAAGACGTTTTTGACCTTGGCTTAATACCTCTGAACCAGCTAAAGGATTCATTGAAGGTAAGCCAAGCTTTTGTCTGTTAATACGTGGTACTTTAATAGTACCCTCAGCTAGTTTCATCGCATGGTTTTCTTCTTTGTGAGTAATACCTTGGGACGCTTTGGCACCAGCTTCTTTGAGCTTGAGTTGATGTAGCTGATCTTTACGTTGTTGTTCTTGAGCGAATGCAATGTTTTTACGTTGTTCATCAGCATCAAGTTTTAAATATTCTCTATGTTGTTTTGCGCTAAGCGGACCCATAGTATCTCCTTAGAAAATTCCTAGTTTCTTTGCTAATAAACCAGCACCAATAGCCCAACCGATTGGACCCATAGCAGCTAATGCAGCTTGACCACCAGCAGCGCCAGCAGCACCTAAACCTGCAGTAGCACCAGTAGCTAATGGGGCGGCAGCTGCAGCGGTACCACCCGCACCTAGAGCAGCGCCAGCAGCTGTAGACATTGCAGGTGCAGCAGTAAGTAAACCAGCTTCAGTTAATGCAGCTGCAGCAGGAGCAGCTACTGTAGGGGCTACACTCATAGCAGGTGCAGTAGCACCAATAACAGCATTAGCAGATAAAGGTGCCATAGAAGCCTGTGCTGCTTGTGCAGCCTGTGCGGTTTTGTAAGCTTCAATACCCTTAGTAACACCTTGTGTAGCACCTTCGGCAACCTTGCCAACACCCATAGATGTTAACTGTTGCATGGTAGGGTCAGGTTGTTCATACATAACACCGGGAGCTTGCTCTTGTGAAGGTTGAACAGAAGCGCCTAATGGGGCAACTGGTCTTTGTTGATTGGTCCATGCCCAAGGATCTTGTTCGTACATTACTTACCTCCGGTTTGAACGGCTTGCTGCCTTGCAGGGTTACCATACACAGTAGAAGAATATCTCTGTAATGCTTGGTATGGTGCATCCAACATTTGCTGGTTAATACCACGTTCTTCGGAACCTAACTTAGCCAAACCTGCAGTAGTTGCAGCTGCAGTAGATACACCTTGACCAACTGATGTACCAAGGGCTTGTTCTGCCGCTGCTTTATTTCTAATAACTTCTGAGGCAAATTTAGCCTTAGCTGCATCTTCTGCTGTCTTTTCGGCTAATGCGTGTCTGGCAGAACCAAGCACACCACCAGCACCAAACTGATTACCTAGATTAGCAGAGGACATACCAACATCTAACTTAAGTGCGTCTTGTAGTTCAGCTGCACCACCTGTCTGAGCCATTTCTTTTAGTCGGGCTTGTTGCTCTGCTAATGTACCTAAGCCACCAGCACCTGTAGATGAGATAGTACTGCCCATATCAAAAGCAGCTTGTTGGTTTTCGGTAGCACCAGCAACTCGACCTAACTCGCCTGATGCATATTTATTTTCAGCTTCAGCTTGCACTCTTTGTAGGGCAGGTCTTGCCCATTCTGGGATTGTCTCAACTTCTCGGGTAGTCCCACCACCACCACCATATTTTTTAGTTACTTTATATTTCATTCTAAATCCTTTCGCATTACCACGTAGGCTTGCTTAAATCCGGGTACATATTGAGGTAAGACTTTAGCCCAACCTTGCCGTCCCCATTGTTCAATCGCTTTACAACCATTGTCCCGAGCAAACTGCTCTACGGTTGGAAAGACTTTAGATTGTTCTTCAAAGTTACTGCCACTAAAGGCAATAATGTGAAGTGTTTTATGTTGTGTATATTGTAAAAATTCAGTTAAACCAACTCCTACAATAGTACCATGATCAACAACTGCCCAACATTGAGCAATATTGACAAGTACTTTAGTTAAATAGTCTGTTAGTGTAGACTCTCCTTGTCCATGCTCAATTACTTGACGTAGATACCGAGATAATGTAGGCCAGTTTTCTACTGTTTGTTCTTTAGTTAGTTGTTGTATTTGCATATTTGTTATTTACATACTGGTGCAGATAAGCTTAAAGGGTTAACACCATCAGGAATCATTGAGGGATCAAGGATTTCGTTGTTATCCTTATCGCGTAACGCATGAATACAGTAAGCTACTGTTTCATCGGTAAGTGCTTCTAACTCATGGACTTTATCCTTGTGGATATAAATCATATGAGGTGCAGTAAATTCAGTAGCAATACCCTCAACCGTTACTTTTAATTTACCTTTAGCAAGTAATGTAAGATGATCGAATTGGTGTGTGTGACCGATCTCGGTGTCGCCAGCTTTTTCAAATCGCATCATGCGTGAAAAAAGATTGGCAACGCAGCCAATGTGAACAATGGGTGTACTCATAAAATGCTACCGAGAATTTCTCCGGATGAGGGTGTTGCTGTGATTTGCGGCGGAGGAGGCGGCGGCACGTATTCGGCAACAGGGCCATGCGTACCCGCAGACAACTCGGCAAAAAGCGTTCTCCCATGTTCCTCACTGTCATTTTGACTGGCGGTAAAAGGGATAGGGCCGAATTTTTCGTGCGTGACAACACAGTCAATTGCTGTATTTTCTTCGTTTGCCCAAGCGGGGTTTTGAATGTTTGTAAACATATTAAGAAATCCTCATCCAAAGTGTATTATAGGCAGAGCCATAACCATCATTGCCAACGAATCTATTGCAAGCAACCCAAGTACCGCCAAGTCCGGGATTTATTACACCTGATAAATTTGGAGCAGTACTCGCAGTTAACGGAATAGCAGGATGTACGCGCAGTGCTGACCCCGCTACCGATGTTCCGGCTCCGTAAGTAGTCTGGCCAACTGTTGCTGTTGACCAGCCAGCAATGATGTTACCAACCGCACCATAAGACGGAACGTATGGAGTGGCGGCAGTAGACTGCGTTGTGCCATTGTTGAAAAGAATATCGGTTCCCCGTACGGTTACTGGCATAATAGCCTCCAGTTAAAATTAATCATATAAGTCCTTATTAATAAACAGTAAAACCATCTGTAGGGTGCATAGAAAATTTTAAATCACCAGTAGACGTTTTAAAATAAAGTTGTCCTGAAACTTCTTCGACTAACCAATTTGTTGTTACAAGTTTTGTTGAGTTTGTAGCATTAGTAGCTGTATTAGCACTACCTGTAATACTAATATTCCACGTACCAGATGCATCACCACCAGTTCTTGTTGGTACATTTAAGTTAGCTCTGGCACCTGTTTCACTAGTTGCATTTGTACCTCCTTTTGCAATAGGTACTTGTGAGCTAAGTGCATTAGGGTCTACTTGCCCGGATGTATTTAAGTTATTAGCAAAGTTAGCTAAGTTACTTGCTTGTGTCATATATCACCTTTTAATCTTTTAACTTCTTGTTGTAGTTCTTCAATCTGAGATTGTAACTCTAAAAACATATCTTTAATAGTTGCTTTCTTTTCAATCTCAATAGGTAAATCATAACCTAGTACACCAGCAGAACTTAATGATCCTACCGATGCAGGGCCAGCACTAGTAAAAGAAGCGTATTGAGCAGGTTGTCCAGCAAAGTTTAATGGATCAACTAAATTTAAACTATAGGCTAAATCCGTAGCTCCCGGTATCGTATAGTCAGATGTTGGTTTTAATAGTACCCCATTAAACCATATCAAAGAAGAGTTTCTTTGGTATGGAGTTGGGTAACTAATAATATTAGTTCCTGAAATTTTCTCTGAATAGTTTTCTGTAAAGATCAGTGCATTAGCATTGTTCTTAACGAACTCGACAATAGTTAGTATGCCACCAGTTGCTGGTGATTTAAGTTGATAACCTGCATTACTTGCTAAGTAAGTATAATCAGTATCTACTAATAAAACACCATTAATAAATAACAATTCACTACCATCAACAGATGGTCTATTAACAATAGTTTGTCCATTTGTTAATGTAACATAACTATATGTGAATGGAACTTTATCGTTAGATGTTACTGCATCAATTAACCTGATATAGTAAGCCATCATAGACTCACCACCGATACATGCTTGAGCTAATGTTAAATTAGTGCTAGTACGGGTATAGTCAGTACCATTCTGAAGAAGAATACCATTTTGAAATAGTAATACTTGATTAGGTTGTGCATTAGAAAAGGTGAATACGGACTGACCAGCAGCTGCATTAACCATACCTAAGCTAAATCTAACCTGATCTAAAGCACCAGCCTTAACTATCCTTCCAAATTGATCTACGTTAATTTCTGCTGTGGTTGCAGGATCAAATGAGAATCCACCCGAGTTTGCACCCTGACCATAAGGGTCTAAGTTAATATTATAAACACCTGTAGTGGTTTGTGTATAACCAATTCTACCATCAGTAGGTGAACTCAAGTCTGTAACAACAGTACCAGATCGACTATATACATCAATGTAATTAAAAGAATTACTTTGATCAGTTACATTATACCATCCTGTAGAGTCAGGCGCTTCAGTATTAGTATCAAAAGATACGATATTATTACCGATACTTCTAAACCAAAGTTTACGTACGCTTTCTCCAAAGGTGCCATTAGCACTAAACCATATAAAGTCATTAGCAGAAATATTATCGTAAAGAATATCTGAGGCTAACAGACCAAAGTAGGTTTTACCAGTAGCTGTATTACTTAAGCCTGAACCAATAATACTATCCGCATATTTAACTAACAAATACCTTGAAGATGAAATAACACTTAGTGGATCTTCATTAATAATACCAATACCATCAGTAACACTAAAGGTACTTACATCTAAGTTAACAAAACTATTGTCAGTATATAGTACTAAACCTATAGGTTTGTTTTCATAAGGTACTATATCAATACTTCTACCACCATAACAGCGATAATATAACTCAAATGTTATTCCAAAAGAAAATGGTGACCACTCATAATCCTTGGGGTCACTTGACGCTGTTTGGTTGTCAGATGTATAAATACCATAAAAGGTTTTATTAATAGGGCTTGTACTAAAACCACCTCCAGCGGAATCAGTAGCATACCTTATTGTTAAATACTTTTTATATTCAACAGTTAATCTATCAAGATCTAATGATCTAACAGGGGCTAAAATCCAATCAGCATCATCTGGTGGTTCGATACCTACATAAAAACTTACTTGTCTATTACCTTGTTTAAGTAACCATAAATATTTATTAAAACCAAAACTACCTTCTACAGGTATCCACGTATAGTCTGCCGGGTTAGTAGATTCGGTAGCTTGTGTTGTATTGTAAATACCAAAGAAAAGTCTACTAGTAGGTACATCCGAAATATTTGAACCAGTATTATCATCTGCATACTTAATACTTAGGTATCTATAAAGAAAACCTAAAATATTGTTATTACCATCAGTGATAATACCAGTATTTTCATCTGCAGTAACACCTTGGTTTTCTTGTAAAGCATTAATACCTAAATAAACATTATATAGGTAGGAATCTAAATCAGCATTACCAGTGTATGGTGGAATTAAAAACATAATTACCTCCGGTCAGCAAGCTTAGCATCAAAGGCATATAATGGAAGTCTCCAGTTACCCATAGAAGAAATTTTAAAGTTCATAATACGACCATTTACCCTTGGATCAACTTTATAACCTTGTGATCTTTGATTATTTGGTTCAAATACAAATAAATCTTCTGAGGTAAATTCTGGATTATCTACATAATTATTTTGAGCTTTGACGTAAATATTAATTTCGGAATCTAAAGGTACCGTATCAAATACAGGATATAAGGAGTTAATTAAACTACTTGCACTAACTTGACCTGTGTTTAACTTTCTCTTTTCAATATAAGACTCATAAGGTACTAAATTAGTACCATTCCACATTACATATGAATCATCAGTAATAAGTGTTTGAGTAGTATTAGTAGTCATATATAATACTTTATTACTGTACTGCCATTGATTAGCAATATTACTAGGTCCATTAAATATCCAAGACACATTTGATAATTGTCTTTTAGTCCATGTATTGCTTTTATAATTAAAAATTAAAGCTTCATTACAAACAGTTGAACTACCTTTAGGATAGTTAATCCAGATTTCTTTATAAAAGGGATTTCTTACCACTTGTACTTTATTAATAGCTGACCTATTTAAGTTTCTAAAGAAATATCTTTTAACTCTACCATCTGCAATAGGTTCAATTTGTCCTGATCCACTATGAATATAAATATCATTATTATCTACTACAAAATGCCTACCTTCAAACTCAACAACGCAGTCGGTATTTAAAATACCATATGAGTCAGAGTAACCACTTACATTAGCTCTACCTTGGTTAATAGACAACATACTGATACTATCAGATGTATAAATAAACATGTTGCCACGAAGGGTAGCCATATCTAGTACTGGTGAAGTTGAGGATAATTCAAACTCATCAGCAGTATCAGTAGTTAAACCGGGTTGCCATGTTTGTGGAATACCACCAGTAGGTGCTTGTACAGATACTCTAATAGTACCTGGTGCATAAGTAATTGTACCACCAGAACTAATAGTTAAATTACCAGCCACTAATGAATAATTTAATGCACGAATTACTTTGGCAGTTACTGTTAGTCCTGCGGTGTAATTCCAGTTTGGTAGTGGTTGTAATGCATTGCTTGCGTTAACACTACCGAACAAACAATATAATGGGGTTGATTTACCATTGTTAAATACAACAGCGTATCCACCATTAAAATAAGTAAATTGCCAGTCACTGTTTGCATATTCAGTAGCGGATGAACTGAACATGCTTGACTGATTACCAGCGGAATCTATACGAATAAAGTTACCATTTTTAGCAAAGATATTATATCCCTGATCTGGTCTTCTCCAATGCACACCAAAATCGGGTGCGATACTTACTACTCTACCAGTAGTTTCTCCGGTAATTGTTTGAACAGAATCATCAAAAAATCGTACATTAAGAACATCTGTAAAGGTGTTTGGCGGTACGATCATTTGAGGTGCATCTGTGTTTAAACCACCGGAACCTAATTGTTTAATTTGTTCTGACATATACGATCTCCATATTAAATCTTTTCTTTAATAAAGGCTCTTACTAATTGACCAACAATATCTGACCTTACGATATCGTCTACTGTAAACTTTACAATAGGGATTTCAATATTATGTTTCTCACAGATTTTACAAAACTTAATAATATTAGACCCATTATCAATATCTGACTGAGTAGCATCACCCATAAGAATCATCTTAGAGTTTTCACCTAATCGAGTTGTAATAGCTTTTAATTCTTCGATTGTAAGGTTTTGGCATTCATCAACTAGCACTAAAGAATTTTCAAATGATCTACCTCTAATAGTTTCAAGAGGCTGTAATTGAAGAATATTCTTTTCTAAAATATAATCGTATTTAGTTTTGCCTAGTTGTTTTTCTAGTACACTAATTAATGGTAATAACCAAGGGGTTAGTTTTTCATTAATATCACCAGGAAAGAAACCTAAAGATCTACCTGTTGGTACGTTACTACGGGTAAGAATAATATGATCATACTTACCTGTTAAATATAATTGAGCTACTTTAGAGGCAGCACAATAAGTTTTACCGACACCAGCAGCGCCTAGAGTGACGGTAATAGGGAATTCATGAATAGCGTCTAACAGTAGACGTTGATTTTCCGTTTTAGGTTGAATATGAAATGAACGTTCATCACGTTGAATACGTTCACTACGCTGCTTATGTACTCTTTTCAATTTATAATCCTTAACTACAGATTACCATTTAACTTTGTTTGCCCAATAAGCTGCGCTTAATGGACCCTTAGCAATATCTTTAGCATGTCTCGCTTTGAATGACTCTCTGCGATTACGATATGATTCAGACTCGCCTTCTTTTTTAGGGCTACCTTGTGTACCTTGTTCACCAAACCTAATAAGTCTTACTTTAGTACCTTCTTTAACAAGTACAGCATGAGACTTAGTAGGGTGACTGGGTGTCCGCTTAGGTTTATTATAGCCCTCGAATTTTTCACCTGCATATTCAATCATTATTGTTTCCTATTAGGTTCCGCCTACAGGCCAGAAGTGATTGTTTTAAGATTTCGGCTTTGGAAGCTTCCCCGATAAGAAATTCTGCATCCTCTCTAAATAGTTGTTCTCCAGTGCTTCCTGCTCCTGAGCAGACAGAGGTGCAACTATTAACTTCTTTGATGGTAATTCTTTCGGGGCGGTTCCGCAAGCTACTAACAATGATACTATGCTTAGAATTAATAGCTTTAATTTCATTTTCTTTTTCTAGTTGAGTTGCAACAAATTCTTTTTGTAATTTTTTAAATTTAGTTTGTTGGTCTTCTAATTGTTTAATATAGGATTTTGATTGCCGATCAAATGCTGTCTTATAGCCATAATCGTAGGATATATAACCGACAAATAAAATAAATAATAACTGTAAAATATATTTAACCATTAATACACATCCTATATTCTTCTTGTCTACGTTTTGTAAGGCCAGGTAATGGGTTACCTTTAAACTTATCCCATCTAAGAATTTCTTTACATGCTGCCTCATAGTCGTATTCTTTTAATTTCTTAACTAGGGTGGACTTACAAAAAGCATTTTCACCGATATTGTAAGTTAGAGATACATAAGCATTATACTCGTAGGTGTGCATAGGAACTCCTGCACATCTTTTAACAGCCTTTTCAAATTTATCTGCATCACTAAGTAATCGAATTAACGCTCTCTCTACAGTTATTTTGTCACCAATTTTTACATTTTCAGTAGTACCAAAGCCAATGGTAGCCACATCACCCTTAACTGGTGTGTAAGCTTCAGACCTAAAACCTTCATGTACTGCGATACTTACTAATGCAGATGCTGAAAGAGAAAGGGAAGCTACCTTCATACGTTCAATCATAGTAGCCCCCTTTGTAATTAATTATTTTTATTTACAACATCTTTATAGATTGAATATAACTTATGACCAATCATTAAAATAGTATAAATTAAAGTAGCCCAAAGAAGAACTTCAGATACTTGGTAGCCTGCAACAGTGGCTATTGAAACGGTTACGGGTGCAGCAGCTTTGGTAGCCATGCTAACTCCCGTTTCGGTAGTGTGTTGTAGTGTTGACATTAAAAATCCTTATTTCCAACGAGGCCCCTCAATCCAAGTAACAAGGGAATGCCTTGAACCTGAAGTGACAGGGGTTACTCTATGTTCTAAATATGATGGGAATACAAGGACGGATCCTTGCGGTCTGAAGTCCGGATTAGATGTTGTTTTAAAATTAAACTCACCACCTTCATACTCAGATGGATCATCTAGCTGGACAATTACCGTAAGTTTACGGTCAAAGGGTCTTTGGTTTTCCCAATCAACATCATGATGCCAATCGTAAAAACCTTTATTTTCGGAATAATACTCAGTATACTGCACTTCATAAGGTCGATCAATATCAACACCAAAGGCATTTCTATTTGCATGAATAGCATACCCATGCAGTAGATCGCTGATAGATGAATCGTAAATCCATCTTACTTTAGATCTTCTGACAGAGGTATCTTCGGTATTGTTTGCAAAAATAGCTCCATCAACTGCAGGATATGTTTCGCACAGCTCCTTAATAGCGTTACACTTGTCTTTTGTTAAGGCACTTGTCCATAGTTGCCATTGTTGTTTCATTGTTTACTTTCTAACGCCTTAATTTTATTTTCAAGTTCAATAACTTTTTCGGCAAGTTTAATTACGGATACTAATGCAGCATTACCATATGCAAGAGATAGAATACCATCCTCTGATTTAGACACAACTTCTGGAAGAAGCTTTTGCCAATCTTGAGCAGAAGAACCTGCTTGACGTTCTCCACTATCAATACGAGTGTAAGTACCGTACTTTGTTTTTGCTAGCTGCTCAACAAAATTATCAGGTAAATCAACCCAATCAGTTTTGAGGCTTTCATCAGAGTTTGCAACTAAGTTACCAGATGCTGTAAGGTTTCCGTTAGAGGCAAATTGAAATTGAGAACTGCCAAGGGTTGCAGTTCCAAAGTGCATCCCAATAGTATCGGTACCGCCCTGAAAATAACTAATTCCATAAGTATCCGCATTAGCAAAACTCCACATACGGTTTCTTCCGGCGCTATACGTTGCGCTTTGGAACCCTGCTTGACTTGCAATTACGATGCCGTTGGCATTGAAGTTTCCGGGCGATCCTTCTGCAAAACGAGCAGAATCAACGCGAATTCCGTAAGTGTTTGATCCATTCCAACCCATTAACGTAGGATAGGTTCCTGTCCAGCCGTTTTGTGGGTTTGTATTGTTGCAAGCAGTACCACTAGGTGTTGTGCTTGCGGACGCATCAAAAATTACATGACTGTTGCCGTAATTTTTCCAAGCAAGCAACCCCACTGTATTGCCAATAGCACCAACAGTAGACCAGTTGCTTTGAGTTGCCAAAGTGCCAGAAGGCCCTGTAGGTCCGGTAGGTCCTGTAGGTCCTGTAGGTCCGGGAGAACCTGTTGGCCCAGTAGGTCCTGTATTACCTTGAATACCTTGTGGACCTGTAGCTCCTGTTGGACCAGTAGGTCCGGTAGCTCCAGTATCACCTCTTGGAATTGTAAAGTTAAATACAGCAGCAGAAGATGTACCACTATTTGTTACAGAAGCATTTGTCCCTGCATTACCTGTTGTAGTAGTACCTACTGCAATACTAGCAACAGTACCTGCGGCTCCAGTAGGTCCAGTGGCACCTGTAGGTCCTGTAGCTCCAGCAGGTCCGGTAGGTCCAGTAGCTCCTTGAATACCTTGTGGACCTGTAGGCCCAGTAGGTCCAGTAGGCCCGGTAGCACCAGCAGGACCAGTATCACCTCTTGGAATTGTAAAGTTAAATACAGCAGCAGAAGATGTACCACTATTTGTTACAGTTGCAGATGTACCAGCGGCACCTGTAGTTGTTGTACCTGCAGCAACAGTAGCGGCTGCACCTGTAGCACCAGTAGGTCCTGTAGCACCTGTTGGGCCAGTAGGCCCGGTAGCACCAATAGGACCAGTAGGTCCGGCTAATGCTACCTCAGCAATAGTCGCCTTACGGGTTGCTCCAGCAGAAACATCATAGAAGGCTAACAAGTCAGATGACTGAGTAACGGACTCTGAGGTTAACCCATTAATGTTTAAATTATTAGCTGTTGCAGCTGTAGTAGCGGTTGCTGCATTACCTGAAATACCGATTGCCCAAGTACCTGTTGCATTAGCACCCGATACAGAAGGAGCACCAACATCTGAGTAGCTCAATACTACGGTACCTGTATGACCATTGACTGATACTACTAAATCTGTGTTATCAATCTTTTGCCAAGCTGTTCCACTATAAACTACCCAGTCACCAATATGCCAATCACCAACTCCATTTAGAATTGTGTTACCTGCAGCACTAACCACGTAGTAATAACCCTTTGACCCAACAGAAGAAGTTAGAGTAGGGGTATTTGTAGATGCATTCCATGTACCTTGATAACTTAAAGCACCTTGTAATGATGCAGGAATCTGTGATAAAGGTACTGTACCGCTACTATCTAGTGTTGCTACGCCATCTGCTACACCAGCATTAAGAGTAGCTGAAGTACCAAGCCCAAGGTTAGTTCTTGCTGTAGATGCATCACTTGCGTTAGTACCGCCATTAGCAATAGGTAACACACCAGTTACACCAGTAGTTAAAGGTAAACCAGTAGCACCACTTAATACAGGTGAATTAGATTTTTCCCATAAACCGCTTGCGCTGTTATATACAAGTGTTTGACCATTAGTTGGGGTCTGTGCAGATACATCATGTAACTCATCTAACTCATAACCGTTTTGTACACGAACATAAATTTGTCCATTACCAGAGTTAGCTCTTTCAACAACACCAATATAAACTAAATGGTTAGGTGCATACTGTTTAACATTAGTAATAGAACCGGGTGTTGAACCGAGGTATAAAGAGTCACCAACGTTAAAAGATGAAAGGTTTAAACCTTCAATAACACCTTGACACATTACAAAGCCAGTACCGCCAGCAGGAATCGCTTGATTAGCAAGACCAAAAGTTTTAGCTGAGGTTGCGTCTGAAGCGTTAGCAGCAAGTTTAACAGTAGCTCTGTCACCTTGCGCTCCAAACAAATATACTGCTTGACCTTTTTGAATGGTTACAGAGTCTGCGTTTGTAACGCGAGCCATAACTGACTGACCAATACGAATAATACCGTCATCTAAGGCGTTAAATGCAATAGTACCCTGATTAGGATCCCAAACCATTTTACCTACACCAGATGCTTCTGTAACAGTCGTATCAATCTGAACATAATCTCCGGTAAAACTATTACCAAATACATTGTTGTTATCATCAATAGTAACACCAGAATTTTGGATAGTGTAACCATTTGTCCCATCAAACTTAGGGATAGCATTGTCGGTTGCTGTTGGTGATTTGCCAACGAAACTAGTTGAAGGTACGAAAGCTGTTTCCCATGCAGTACCATTATAAGTACGCATTACATTGTTAATGGTGTTCCAATATAAAGCACCTGTTATTAATGCGTTACCATCATTATCAGTTGCAGGATCAGAGTTCTTTGCACCGAGGTAACGATCATCAAAGTTATCGTATAATGCAGCAGCATTAGTTTCAGAAATTAGTGCAGCTGCGGCACTAGCTGTTGCGGATGAGGCTTGAGTAGTAGCAATACCTGCTTGAGTGGTAGCAGTAGCTGCAGATGCTGTTGCAGAAATTGCGCTTGATGCTGCAGATGTAGCAGAAGTAGAAGCATTAGTAGCACTTGTTGCTGCGGCAGTAGATGAATTAGCTGCATTTGTCGCAGAGGTACTTGCGGCTGATGCACTGCTAGTAGCACTAGAAGCAGAATTACTAGCGGATGTAGCGGAAGAAGTTGCTTCACTTGCTTTAGTTGTTGCTGTGTTCGCAGAGGTTAATGCGTTTGCGGCTGAATCACTTGCCTCACTTGCTTTAGTTGTTGCTGTAGCGGCACTATTACTTGCTGAAACTGCACTATTACTTGCAGCTGTTGCAGAAGTAGCCGCACTATCTCTGTAATCCATTGCATCTGTTGCGCTATTTAATGCGTTTAATGCAGAAGCACTAGCCTCACTGGCTTTGGTAGTTGCAGTTGTTGCTGAAGTAGCTGCACTAGAAGCTGAGTTACTTGCAGCTGTTGCACTGTTAGCAGCATTTGAGGCACTCAAATCAGCTGCTGTAGCACTTAAAGATGCTTCTGAGGCTTTAGTTGTTGCTGTAGTAGCACTGTTAGCGGCATTAGTAGCTGATGTGCTTGCTTCTGAGGCTTTATTGGTAGCAATAGTTGCTTGAGATGTAGCTGTGGTAGCTGAGTTTGCAGCGGATGTAGCTGAATTACTTGCGTTAGTAGCTGAGGTTGCAGCTGCTGAGGCGCTAGCAGAAGCTTCATTCGCCTTTTGAGTAGCAGTAGCTACATCGGCAGATACGCTAGCCGCACTATTTGCTGCAGACGTAGCTGAGTTAGCAGCAGAAGTAGCACTATTGGCGGCATTAGTGGCGGATGTATTTGCATTAGCAGCACTCTGAGCAGCTTCACCTGCATACTCAGCAGCCAAATTACTGTAGCTTATAGAGTCAACTGAGTCTAAGTCATCATATTGGCCACCAGCAGAAATATTACCAGTGGAGCCAGGTTGTTGTTCATATGCCATAGTATCTCCTTAGATTAAGCCGCCAGTATTAAAGTTCATTTGAACGTTTCCACCTAAGCTACGTCTCCATTTTTCCTCTTTATTTAATGAATTAATATTTTCAATAAATTTAACTTGATATCTTTTTTCCATAACATCATCAACTAAGTATGCACCAAGGTTATATAGTCCACCCCAAATGAGTAATCTTTCATTTTGGTCTCTTAACCAATTAGATACCTCGTTACCTGTATACATTTTAGTTGTAACTGTAGGGTTATATGCTTCTGCTTCGGCAAAAGAACTAAAGCATTTAGTAATTGAGTTGGCTGTACTGAAATATAAATTAGTTCCACCGCTTACTACTAAAGTAAGGTACGGTTGGTTTGCATCAGATAAACCAATAATATAGTTAATTGGAATTACGCTATATAAAGCATTTAACGAAGGGAGTCTCTTGTAGTAGTGTACTTCTAATTTAGTTCCTACAGCAAGTTGTGGCTTGACAAAGATCTTACCATCTTGCCACATCCAATATGTATCGCCATATGTTTCAGCTAAGGGGTCAAAGAAGGTACGCTTATCTGTTACCTCATTAAACATTGTTGTTTGTTGTGTAGCTGAGTCTACAGTTCTTAAGTAAATGAACTGTGTTAAATCTTCTGGAATAGGAAAAGATGTATATGATAAATAATCACCTGCACTAGGAGTACCAGTATTATCATTCGAGGAAACAGTGTAAGTAACTGTTTCTTCTAGTGGAGGAATCCGTAGTAAACGATAACACTCATCAGCTGAATATTTTAGGCAATCCTGAATAACGCTTGTAGGGATAGTGTTTACTTCGGGTTTATTGCTCCAATCTCTTACTTTTGCTACGAGAGCGTCATACAAAGGGGTTGCCATATATTATTCTCCTTATAAGGCTTTAATATTACTTGTTTTAAGTAACGGATAGTCTGTTTCAATAATTTGTTTTAGTCGTCTTAGTTGGACAGGATCACTCATAAATTCAGGTGAATGAATATCCATACCATACTTAGTTAAAATATCAATAGCAACAATATCAGGGATAATAGCAAATGAACGATATTGTCGGTTACCGGATACAAGTGAATCTTGTTGTCTTTGAAGATTAGCATAGTCTTTGTATGCTTGAACATCTTGTTCTAGTTGATAATCTTTTTCGCTTGTTTTTACAAAGAAACTATTAGCGTTGTCTTGTTGTGATAGAAATCCCATTTGTGTCCTTTATATATTAACGAGTTTTGTAGTTAGCTACGTGTGTGCTGAAAATATAGCTATGCTCTAGTTCACCATATTCGTACATATCGTTTGTACCATCATAAGCAGCTACCGCTACTGTAACAGGGGTGCCTACATTATTAACGTAACTTGCACTAGTAATAATGTAGTTGGTATTAACAACTAATTCAAGAACGTTGTCATAGGGAATAAGCTTAGATGTACCATTAGGTGCTGTAATTTTAAGTATCTGCATTGTTTTCCTTTAAAATAAAAAGGGATAGGACATTACATCCCATCCCTTATATTAGCTCAACTTATCAAGCGCCAGATAGACCGAAGATTAAACCGCAGCCCTTAGGGTTACGGCACTCTAGGGTACCTTCTTCAACGATCTGACCGATGATAGAATCACCAAGTTGACCGAGGTCTACTTCCTGAGTAGGACGTAGGCTGGCATAAGCAAACCACTGTGGATCATACACAAGAGCACTGAAGTTAGCAGTGTTGTCTAGACCAGAAACAGCGGTATTAGCAATACCCATTACGTAGTTAGGAACTACCATGATGTCGCCGAAGTCAGACATGTAGATCTCAACTGACTGACGTAGTTTACCATCAGCGTCAATGTTACGGCGAACGTTACCGTCACCAGCATTGCTTGAGCTAGAACCAGCAGACTGTGCCTTAGCAGAGAATACACGGCGGTTAGCAGGGGATAGCATTAGCTTAGTAGCCTTACCACCGTTTTCGTAGATAGCTTGCATAACAGTATCAATGTGTGATAGCTGTAGTGAAACCTTGTCTGCGCTAGTAACGGTAGTGAAAGTACCAGCAACACCACCACCAGGATTAGTAGGAGCAGTGTACTCTGAGGGAGTAGCTAGTACGTTTAGAGCAGTACCGCCAGTAGCAGTACCGTAGTTAACCCAAGCTTGGTAACCACCGAAAGTACGGGTACCGGAGCCATTGCTGGAGTTCCAGCTGTTAACCATGTCGAACTCAACGTCACGGCGCATTTCAGTGCCGCGCTTCTTGAGCTGGTATGCGTATTCGTCAGCAACACCAGCCTGATCGACAGCACGCTTAGTACCAGTAACGGTAACAGTCTTGCTGTTGATCTGGGTGTAGTTACCTAGACGAGTACGGAGAGGCTCAGCGCCTTGGGCAGCAGCTTGAGTAGCGTAAGAAACGCCTTCAGCAACAGCACCAGAAGCAGGAGCAGATAGTTCATCAGTTTGCCACTCGTGGAATACGGCAGTAGCTTTGGTCTTACCAATAGAGCTTAGGAAAGGAGTCTCATCGCGAGAGATCATTGAAATGAAATTCGCTAAGTCTTCTCTTTCAGAAGCGTTCATAGAGTTACCAGTAGCAGATGCGCTACGGGCGGCGGCCTTAGGGCCACCTGTGGAGAAATTACGTCCAGCCATTTTATTTTCCTTTTTATTTTATAGAAACAATTTAAAGTTTTTTGCTGACTGAAGAAATTCTTTTTAAGAAATCAAGTTGGTCTTGGTTAGAACCTTGACCGGAAAGAACACGTTTACGGGACTCTTGCTCTGCACTCTTTTGTTTTTGTAAGATGGGAGTACCCTTTTTAGTTGGTACCGATTTAACGGTGGGCACGGCTTTGCGTTTCACTTCGCCTTTTTCCTTTGCTGTTTTAAGTTTTCTATAATCGTTGATAAACTTAATAGCAGCAGGAGAATAAATTTGCTCCAATAACGCTTCAGGGATACCTTCTTTAATAGCAAACTCGCGAATACTCTTAGCAGTTGTTTCAGAGAAATCAGGAATGAAGTCTTTGATTGTTTCATTAAACTCTTTTAGTAGTTTAGTCTGCTGTTCTGCTTGTTGCTCTTGGATTTTAGCCACAACTGTTTTAGTACTTTCTTCACGTTTAGTACGTGCGTTCCAGTACGCTTCTTGAACTTCTTCTCTCTTTTCTTTAAGCTCACGGGCGGTGTACGTATCACCTTCCTCTTTTGCTTTATCGATCTGCGCAGATAGAGAGTTGTATTCTTGTGCAAGTTTAGTTTCTACGACTGTCATTTCTTCATGAACGACTTGTCCTAGTGTAACTAACTCTTGTAGCTTTTCTGTTCTTTCTTGCTCGATTTGTTTCTTCAGTTCACCGAGTTCACGCCCCTTTTGAGATAGATGCTTGTCAGTAGAATAGCCCTTACGGATTTCTTCTAGGGTAACATACTCTGTTTTACCGTCAACGGTAACAGGTACTTTATAAGCCCAATCAATCTCCTCTTCAGAAGGTAATTCAGAATCTTGGGTAGACGTATCATCCTCATCTTTATCTTCTTCTTCAGAATCATTTGATTCTTCTTCTTCATCTAGGTCAGTTTCAGATTCCTCATCGGCATCAGGGACTTCTTCATTATCATCCGATGTTTCATCTGGACTTGGGACGCTATCATCTTCTTCGGGTAGAGATTCTTCTTGGTCTTTTAAACCGAGTAATTCCGCAGCAGGGGAATTACGAAGAATGTCATCAAGACTTTTTGCTTCCAAGTCTGCACTATAACTTCCGTCATCAAAGTCCTTGCTACTGATTTCAGAAGCAGGAGTATTGGTAGAGAGATGTGATAGATTCATATTATTCTTTTGCCTTTATGTCCAATTAATCTTTTGCAGCTGATGCTTTTGCAGCACGGGCAGCTTTCATACGTTCACCAAAATCAGATTTAGCATCTTGATCTAGTTCTTCAATAACCTTAATGGCATTATGAAGGTTAACTAAAATAGGTGCATAATTTTGGGACCGACCTGTACCGCCATTTTGCCCACATAGGGTTAATTCGCGGAGGATTTCTTCACGTGCTTTTTCAAGTACGTCTTTTGCTTGTTGATATTTACTCATTACTGTCATCTTCCTCGTTCTCTACTGAGGATCCTTTTTGTAATTGTTGAATGTACTTGACATTATTACCGTAGGTTTCAATACCTACTAGTTTTTCTTTAACTGAACCTAAAGCCATGGCTACTGAATAAAGGTACTCTCGTTCCTTCGTACAGTGTGGCTCTGACTTAAGCCAAGCAACAAAAAGATCAGATAAGATCTCACTGTATGCTTCGTTAAAGAATTGTTCTCGTTCGCGTTGAACGAATTGGGCTTGCCCTAAAGCAACTTGTGCATCACGGAATGGTTCTACTTTGTATTCCATTGTTTCGTGATTCATCTTAGGTTTCATCTTCTGCTCGAAACTCTTCCGATATTTGTCCATTTTATTTTCTTAAGAAAGTCCACCCGTACCTAGTATCGGCGGCAGAGGGGTGGAGCATATTGTTTACATCATTTGGTTAGGCATTGCTGCTGCTGGACCTTGTACTTCAGGAGTACCAACTCCATTTACAGGTTTAGAAGCATCATTAGCAACATCCATCTTAATAGCTTTACTTGCTGTTTCAAACAAGTCAGTAGGGGTTGGATGTGGTGGTAATTCAACACCTTCTTTGGCGGCACTAATGTATAGCTTAGCCCATTCTTGGTGTGACTTATCAAGAGCAACCATAAGCTGTTTGATATTGTCTTGCATAGAATTCTTAGATTGAACGTTAGTTAAGTCAATAGTAGCTTGCTGTTGAGCAATGCTTAACTGTTTAACTTGTTCTTCTAGCTGGCGCATCTTTTCATTAGCTGCCATTTCATTCTTCTTAGACTCAGCTGCCTTTTGTTTAAACTCATCAGTAGTGTAGTCTTCTAGGTAGTCTAGAGGATCTAAGTCCAAAGCTTCAAGTGTTTTAGCAGCAATCTTAACTGCAGCATCTGGGCTTACAACACCACCAGCACCAGCTTGTTGTAGTGCGGGTAATAGTTGTTGACCAACCATAGTCATCTTCTTAACAATATTACTGTTACTATTTTCACCTACATCAGCATCGATCTGAAGTAGCATGTTAGCGGGTAATGTTGAAGGGTCAATAGCTCTATACACTTCATTTTGATCAAAGTAGTTTACAGTACGACCACGCATATTAGTGCGGATAGTCTTGTATACACCTTCAACAAGTCTCTTGATACCTGTCTCAACGAATCTACGGGCCATGTACTGAATACGTACTTGTGCAGCACTCATAGCTCTTTGCATCTTTTCTTCGGAGTTACCAGATACATATAGTGTATCGTTCAAACCTTGCGCTGCCTTTGACAAACCAGTAGACTGTTCTTTGTGCATTTGTAGCATCTCAAGTAGAGGTACAGTGCCAGTGCTAATTGTGTCAGGAGTCATAGATGACACAGCAGTCTGGGGATTACCGTTCGTGGCGATAATCTGTTTAGGCTTCATGTTTTGAAGAGCACTAAAGTCAACTACGTTGGGGTCAGCAAGCTTAGGTGAATAGTTGGTCAGATACACGTTCTCTACGAAACCACGGAGAATAGCAGTGGTAGCAAGGGTAGAGGGACGAATCATATCTGCAACAGATAAACCAAAGAACTCGTGAGGAACTTCGAATGGGCATAGTGATGCCAGAGGAATCATATCACAATCTTCTTCAAGAAGAATGGTAGATCCTGCAATAATAAAGTGTTTTAACTCAGCGATACCATCACCGTCACGATCAACTCGTAACCAGCATTCAACGACAGTAACTTGTCTGTTAGCTTCAGTAGGATATAGTTCCCTAGAATTTCCACCTAGCCAGTACTCTTCACCAACCAGACGCTTTCGAGCAGCTTGCTCTTCGGTGTACTTGGTAGCCCAATCGTTGCTACCGTCTCCAATGGCGTCCCAGTCAATATTCTCTGCAATCTGGGGGAAATACTTTCTGATCTCTGAACGAGTCATGTCAATCTGAATACCGACAAAAGAAGCATCCTCAAAGTTGTGGGCATCTCTTGTAATACGGAAAGATTCAGGATGAATGTTTCTGAGTTCAACTCTTGTTTTGTTGTGCTTACGCTTTAGTCTTACATTAACGTATACCATGTCGTATGCAGCGTTACCGTCTTCATCGGTAGTTAATTTTTGATCATACTCAAGCTGACCAACGACTTCGACATCATCATCAGCAAGTAAGCTGTCAAGATTTTCTTGAGAAATTTCATCATACTCTTCATATGAATAATCATAATCTTCGATGAATTCCCATCTGACAATAGAATTCTTCCACAGTAAAGCGGCCTTAACCCATGTGTTAAGTACTTGCCAACCGGGGTTCTTTTTAAAGATTTCATAGTTAACCAAATCAGAAGCTACCTTGGCATCATGAAACGCTTTAGGTGACTGGTTGTATGGTGTAAAACGTGCAATCTTATTGTTATTAAATAATAGCTCAGAGATAATAGCTGAGTAGCCTTCTACAGCTTCTACAGTATCTGAGGAAACAATCTGAGAAACACCCTGTGGTTTTAGGTGCATATCCGGCATCATGCCGTACTCAAATGTAGCCTTCTGTCTTTCTCGGGCCATGTCTGAACTATTTAGGAAGTCACCAACAGAGTTCATCACTCCTGTCTCGATCATACCAACTAGTTCTTCGTCTGTAACTCTCTCTTTGTATCCTTGAGAAATTCTAACTACGCTAGAAATATTGTCTGCCATTATAAACCTTTCTTGGTTCAATCAATCAATCAAGGCTATAACAGCCCATATAAGTCTTCCGGATATCCCACTTGCCGGTCGCCCCAAGCGGACACAAAGGGATAATCTTATTGCCCTCGGATGGGCAGTGTTCGTCCTGACTTTTCTCCGATTTTATCTTTCGGATTAAGTAGTTTGTTAGGTTGTTGTGGTTTAAGAAGCTTTTTAAAGCCTTCTTTTTCTTCACCACGTAATGGTACGTTCATAACCATGTTGTGTTTTCCTGTTGGAATGATCCCATGCGTTGTGTAAAGGGAACATTATTAGTTGTTAGTTTATCACCGTGAGTACGGATTACTTCGAGTACAATAGCCAATGCAATAACTGTATCGTCATTATGACCCACAATAGCATTAGTTTTGCCATTGTCATCAGCAACATAGTTCATCAATTCACCTATAACAGTTCTTGATGGAATCCATACTTCATCATTCTCGATAGCGCTCTTTAAGAATCCGATAATAGCTGGCTTAGATGCAGAAGTTGTTCTCCAACCTACTCGGCTACCTTCTTCTTTAGATACGTTAGCAATCTTTGTCTGATAGTACAAGTTAACGTAGTTCATCTGCGTTAGTCTGTTGAGTGTAGCAATACCCATAGAGTTAGACTCAACAGCAAGGAGAGCATTGTTGTAGTATCTGCCAAGGTAGAATAGTACATCACCAAACTTAGATGGATCAATGGTATTGTTACGATATACAGCACAGATCTCCTTGTCCTTGTTCATCACAATAGCAGAAGAATAGTCCTTACCTACACCTAAGGCAACGTCTCCTGCAATAGCAAAAGAGTCTTCAAAGGTAGGATACTTGTAAATCTCGATAGAACCCCTTGGGGCATCCTCCATCATCTGAGACTCAAAGTTAAATTCCATCTGTTTGAGAATAGGTTGAGGAATTAAACCCATTAACTTTTCAATGTTAAATACGTTGGCCCCTGATACAACAAAAGCTTCATCAGGAGTAGCAGGGTACTCTTGTCTGAACTTATCTTGACCACCCTCGGCAATCTTTAATCTTCTCCAGTATAACTGGTCATTATCAAGATTAAACCGGGTAACCAATACTTCTTCCTCTTCTGTTCTTTCAAAAGATTCAGGAGCAGTCCTACGGTACTCGGGCATAAGGAACCATGGTACGAAGATAGGAATATACTCGTTCTCTCCGGCTACAGCACCCTTCCACAATCTGTGAAACTCATTACCCACACCATTAGCAGTACTCTCAAGAATAACCTCGGTACCTGGTGCCTGTGAAATACCCTGAAACATACCAGCTAAAATCTTGGCATCATGAGTCCAGAAGGCTACCTCAGACAAGTGAGCAATAGTAGGAGTTGTACCTCTACCAGCCTCTGGAGAACCAGCCGTATACAGCCTATACCCTGAATCATTATGTTCAAACATAATCTCTTTGGCATTAGACTTCTTAAACTTAGGTCTGAAATCCTCAGACATATTCGAGATAGTATTTCTACTCATAGAAAACAAAGAGTCAGAAGTAGCTGTATCATGAGCCATAACTACTGATTTGTTGTAAGCATTAAAGTAACTCTTCCAAAATACTCTGGCTGTAGTAAAGGTGCTTAGTCCCATCTGTCGAGCCTTAAGAATAATAGCTCTTACTCTACCAGTAGTTCTTAACTGTTCTTCAATCTTTTCATTGACAATTCTTTGTGCCTCATTAAACACAAAAGGTTGAAACCCTTGAGAACTGTCTTTAGGTAAAATCTTAATCTGTTCTTTTGCGAATAACTCAAAGTTACCTTTATATTCAGCTAACTTCTTTCGCTTATTTAACTCGCGTAGCGCGTCAAGTTTTTGTTTATTTGATATACTTGCCATCTGGCAGTGCCCCTTGTGTCTGTTTAATAGGAAAATATTATTCCTCTATTATGTACCGACTCTTTAGTAAGAATGTATACTAAAGTATACGTTTTAATAATGAAATATATTGTATTATATTTCTTTGCGAGAAGGTACTTGGGATACTTTATTTAGGGTACCCCTAGTTTAATATTTTAGTTTAGGGATTGTAGTGTGGGTATGTGTCTTTTTGTGTGAAAGAAAGAATCAGTTGTTTATTTAGGTTAGCCCCTTTTGGTTTCGTGACCCCCCTAGTTCGCTCTGGTGGTCGCTGGCTCGCTGGTGGCGGTGCCTCTTCCCGTGTCGGCTGTGCTTGGCGCAGTGCAGTCGTCCTTCTTCTTTGCGCTATGGAGTCTGCTATGTTTAACGCTCTTCTGTTTGCTCTGTTCGGTGGCATTACAGTTTCTTGTTTGATACTAATGCTACTCTTCGGTCTGTGGCCCTTAGGTTATGTAGCTGTTTTCTCAGCTATTGTTATTGGTTGTATCTACTTTATTCATGAGGAGGAACTCTGATGTACTACATCTATTCAAAACGCTCTGGTCGTTTATTGTTTAAAACAACTAACAAAGAAGATCTTAGCCAATTCTTACCATCACTAGTAGATGTACACTACTCACATTGATGTGTGCTTGTAGGATATTCAATGAGTATCCTATGAGGACATTTCGTCCATACAACTTGCCATTTCAAGGAGAAAATCATGGCTGTAATCAAGACTGTTCCTGCTCAATACGCAACTAAAGGTGATACCACCACTGCAACATACACACAAGCAACATCTGTATTGATGGCTCTGTATATTGACAGTGAAAACAAGTACATTTATGCTGTTGATGATAAGCAAGTCATCCGTAAGATGTCTATCACTCGTGACGTTGAGTACGCACGTAAGCAATTCCGTATTGCTAAGAAGCTTACAGGTAAAGCTGTTCGCTTTGGAGTTACCAGTGGATGGAACTCTGATGTATGGTTCAACGAAATCATTGAAGCTTAATCATTAACCAAAAGGACCTACCATGAAATACCTTTTACTCACACCACTCATCCCATCTATGTTCGGAATGAACACATACGATGAAATCACAGAGTCACTGGAGGAATTTGGCTGTGGTACACTACAGTCAGTAGATCCACTGGGTAACGTTGTCTACTTTGCTACCGCAAAAACAACCGAAGCTATGACAAACATGACAGAACAGGTAGAATTACCCGGTATTATCATAGAATATACCGCAGTATACGACCAAGCCATAATCCTTTAACACAAAAGAGGTAAGAACATGCAACTAACTAAGCACCGTGATACATTTACACTGAATATGTCCTCAGAAGACCTAGTATTCTTAGTAAATAACCTGGGTAGTGACCCGGTATCAGTAGAACAACAAGAGAAAGTAACAAAGACACTCAAAGAACTTACTAAGTTTAAGGAGTTTGCTATATCTTTTGACCAATACATGCAGGAACAAGAGGCTATTGCAGAGAAATATACTGCAAATACATAGTTTCACAGTAAATTCTACTGAGAAATACCACAAGAACTATACCAAAAGACACCCTGTTGCGAGATGAGCAGGAAATTGTTTATGGTGAAGACGGTTCTTGTGGGTGTATGAAAAGTTAAAGGTACCCAAACTACATTCCCAATAGAACAATTCCCAAATACCATGA